CAGATTGGGAGGGGCAAAAGGGAAGGCTTCTGGTTTATGCAGAGCAGGGCCTAGGCGACCAGATTGCTTTCTGCACAACCCTGAAAAGCGCCAACGTCAAACAGTTGGTTTGTCACCCTAAGCTGGTGGACGTATTCAAGGCTGCCTTTCCAAGGATTGAGGTCTACGGCGGACAGTTCCAGAAGGAAATCGAGTGGAAGGTAGACGCCGACTATCAATGCTCGATGAGCGAACTACAGAGGTTCTATAGACGCTCTGTGAAGGACTTTCCGGGAACCCCTTACCTTGCCCCTCACCCTGCTAAACGGTTCCAGTGGGCGGCTTTGCTGAGGAGTCTAGGCAAGCGCCCCAAGATAGGCGTGGCATGGACTGGAGGAACGCCAGGCGCGCATGGGTGGTTCAGTCGGAACGTCCAGCTTGAGGACTGGCGGCCTATCTTTGAATCAGTGGATGCGGACTTCATCAGCTTGGAATATAAAGAGCGCGACACCAAGGGCTTCCCGATTCATGACTTCCCATGGGGAACCCAGACAGACAACTATGAGGACACGATTGCCCTGATTGATTGTCTGGATGCGGTAGTCTGCGTGCCGACGACGGCTTACCATGCCGCCGGGGCATTGGGGGTTCCTGCCATTGTTGCGGTGCATTCTACGCCCCACTGGCATGAGCAGACCCCTTGGTACAAGAGCGTTCAGTTCTTGGGCCGGCACGATAACTATATAAACGACATCATTGAAAGGTTGAGGAAATGCGTATTTTTATCGGAATCGATCCGCGCTCTCCGGTCTCCTACAACGTCCTCCAGTGGTCGATAATCAGGCGAGCCTCTAAGCCCGTCCAGATTATTCCCCTAGTCCTTCCACAGCTTCCTATCTCTAGGCGGGGGCTTACAGACTTCACCTTCTCCCGATACCTTCCCCCGTTCCTCTGTAATTACCGAGGCATTTCGGTATTCATGGACTCCGACATGCTGGCCCTCGGAGATGTCCACGAACTCGGGAAGTTGGTGGACGGTAACCACGAGGTCTACGTCGCAAAGCACCAACAGCGTTTTGAATGGCCCTCGCTGATGGTCTTTGATAACGCTCTTTGTCAGAAGCTAACCCCTGAATACATCGACGACGAGAACACCAAGCCCAGCACTTTCGAGTGGGCCGAGAGCGTCGGAGACATCCCGCAAGAGTGGAACTTCTGCGTCGGATACGAAGAGAAAGCGCCAGCAAAGCTAGTGCACTTCACCCAGGGCGTTCCTCATTTTGCTGAGGTCCGAGGGTGCGACTACGCTGAGGAATGGCAGGAAGAGTTTAAGTCTATGAACGCCTCCTGTTCGTGGATTGAACTTATGGGTAAGTCTGTTCATGCGGAGGGAGTGCTAAAGAAGCTGGGGGTTATGTGATTATGAAAACTATTGAGCCAGTTGTTGAATTTGGAGACTGTCGCGATAGCATGAGGATATGGTCCCAAAGAAACGTAAAAGCGCAAATGTGCGTGACTTCTCCGCCCTACTTCGGCCTGCGCGATTACGGGCACCCCGGCCAGATTGGATTAGAGCAAACGCCTGACGAATATATTAGCGCGATGGTCGAGGTATTCCGCTGCGTGCGTGATGTGCTGGCCGACGATGGTACGCTGTGGCTGAACATTGGTGATAGTTACGCCGCACAGCGCGGAGCTATAGGGCTGAAGCATAAAGACTTGATCGGCATTCCTTGGATGCTAGCCTTCGCGCTTCGCGCCGACGGCTGGTATCTGCGCCAAGACATAATCTGGCACAAGCCGAATCCCATGCCAGAGTCTGTGCGCGACCGCTGCACGAAGGCGCACGAATACATTTTTCTGTTGAGCAAGTCGCAGAAGTATTACTTTGACAACGAAGCGATTGCTGAGGCGGCAAATCCAAAGTATGAATCAAGATATGCGAGTCCGTTCAATTCTGGTGACAAAGAATCAAGCGGTCAAGGGCGTCCCGGTAATGCAAGCAATACAAAAGGAATTAAAAAATATACAGGCACACGCAACAAGCGCAGCGTCTGGACCGTTGCCACCCGCCCCTACAAGGGCGCCCATTTCGCCACGTTCCCGCCTGCATTGATTGAACCTTGCATTTTGGCTGGCAGCAGGCCCGGAGATGTGGTTCTTGACCCATTCATGGGGTCCGGTACAACCGCTGCCGTGGCGCTAAAGCATAACCGCACATATCTAGGATGCGAGATAAACCCAAATTACAAAACACTTCAAGATGAGAGAATTAAAAATTCGAGGGTGATGTGAACGTCACATTCCAACAGACCGACGAAACCATCGCCTCGACAAGACTGCGGAACATCATCCCATTTCGGGAACTTTCAAAGCTCGGATGGAAACAAGGAACGGACATCCTTGTCTGCTCAAAGCACAACTGGCGCTGGAATGCTGCTGTGCGGTATCAATACCGGAAGGTGGTCTTTGACGTCTGCGATGACTGGTTCGACGACCCGCACAAAGGCCCGCACTACTTAGAAGCCTGCGAGAAGGCAGATGTTGTCACCTGTAATAGCGAGACGATGCGTCTCCTAATACATGACAAAACGGGCAGGGATGCGGTGGTCATTGACGACCCCTACGAACACCCAGAGAGTCCGCCGGGCATAGGCGAGGGGATTCTATGGTTTGGTCACCGAATCAACTTGCCAGACCTGTACAACGTACATAAAGACATCCGTTATCCGTTACGCGTCCTGACGAACATAGAAGCTCCGTGGTGCGAGATGTGGAGCCCTGACGCCCTAGTAAGGGAGCTAGGTAAGTGCAGGGCCGTGGTCTTGCCGACAGGTATCAGGCGCTGCAAGTCAGCCAACAGGGCGGTGACAGCAATCCGGGCGGGGAGGTTCCCTGTCTGCGGCGAACTTCCAGCCTATCGAGAGATTCCCGGAATCTGGGTCGGCAACATCGCCCAAGGCTTGGAAATGGCTATGACGCTGGACGTTACAGACCGCATTGCAGAGGCGCAGGCATACGTCCGAGAACGATTCAGCCCTAAAACAGTGGGGGAAAAATGGAACAAGGTCTTATCAGACTTAATTTAGGCTGCGGGCACAAGCTGATGCCGGGCTTCATCAATGTGGACCTCCCAGACAACTGGTCGGGAATTAGGCCAGACTTTGAGGCCGACATTAGCGAGCCTTTGCCGTTTGAGGATAATCACGCGGACGAGGTGCACGCCTACCACGTTCTAGAGCATTTCTACCGCTGGAAGGTGGAAGGAATCCTTAAAGACTGGATGCGGGTGTTGAAACCTGGCGGAAAGATTGTCTTGGAGATGCCCTGCTTCGATAAGGTTCTGGGGTATATGTTCGACAGGGTTCAGAGCGGGGAACAATTCGACGCCCGGATGACCATGTGGGCCATGTACGGAGACCCAAGCTATGAGAGCCCCGAGATGACGCACAAATGGTTCTGGTCGATGGTTGAGCTGACAGATGTCTTGGAGGATATGGGCTTTGAGCTAATCGCAATAGAGGAGCCCAAGACCCACATTGCAGCACGGGATATGCGAGTTACTGCAAGGAAAAAAATGGGGGTATAATCTAGGCCTACCAAAAGGGGGCTGAGATGGCAATCTCTAACTATTCGGACCTGCAAAGCGCCATTACAGACTGGCTTGCGCGTTCCAGTCTGACGACAGCCCAAACCGCTAACTTCATCCAGTTGGCGGAATCAATGTTTAAGCGCCCTCCCCTGCCGCGCACCGCCGGGAACATGGGCGGAGTCCGGGGAAACAAGACCCGCACGACGGGAACCCTGACCGCCGGCACAAATAGCCTAGCCTTTCCGGCTGACTTCCAAGAGCTGACCTCGTTCACCCTGACAGCGGACCCTGCGGCTGTCCTGACCTACGTTTCAGATGAACAACTGAGGCAGTATCAACGCTCGGGCACCGGCAAGCCTGCCTTCTTCGCAATGTCGGATGTTTTCGAGTTTGACGTAGCGCCTGATGACTCTTACGCCTACGAGATAGTCTACTTCCCCGGCGTGTCGGCATTGAGCGACAGCAACACCACAAATTGGCTGTTGACCAAATTCCCCGACGTTTACCTGTCCGCCTCAATGTTCTGGGCGAACAGATACCTGATGGCCGAGGACGAAGCAGCATTGTGGGCGAATCAGTATAAGGAAGCTGCGGCGCTTGCCTCGGTTGAGTATTTGCGTGGTCACCAGTCGCAGGGGCCTCTCTCCATCCAGCTTCAGAGAAAATTCTATGAGTGACATTCAGACCTGGTCGAACACTGCCGCCTCTAACAACGCAGCTCCGCCTAACGGATTCCCGGAGGGCATGGCGCCCTCGACCGTCAACGATGCTGCCCGAGAGGTCATGGCGGCTGTTAGTCGATATCGCTCTGATACTGACGGGGTAAATACCTCGGCAGGCACGAACACGGTTACGCTGACCGCAAGCAGGACGGTGACGGCGTATGCTCAGGGCGACCTGTACACGTTCAAAGCAGGTGGAACGAACACGGGGGCCGTTACCCTTAACGTGAGCGCGTTGGGGGCTAAGGCTGTTCAGTTCAATGGGGCGGCCTTGGTAGGCGGAGAAATCGTCTCTGGCCTCATGTATACGGTTGTCTACGACGGGACCCAGTTCCAGCTCATGAACGTGACCGCCGTTCGCATTATCTCGGTTACCGACAACACCAATGCAGCGTTGCGCGTCACGCAGCTTGGCACGGGTAACTCGCTGGAGATTGAGGACACTACCAACCCTGACACTTCCCCGTTTATCGTCAACAGCTCTGGCCAGTTAATTCAGGGATACACGACCGCAGTTGCAAGCAAGGTAATCACGACTGCCGCAACTTCAGCAAATCAAATCCAAGGCAACACCGCTGGTAACAGTTCGCTAGGGGTTTTTAGTTGGTCAAGCAATGCCTCCTTCTCAAGCTCTTTGGTATTTAACAAGAGCAAGAGCGGAACCATCGGCACGCTTAGCACGGTAACCGACGGCGATAATCTTGGGATTATTCAGTTCAACGGCTCCGACAATAACGCCTCCCCCACTTTCAATGTGGGCGCGCTTATTTCTGCTCAGGTAGCCGGAACTGTTGCCACGAACTCTATCCCCTCGCGCCTTAACTTCGCGGTGACAGACAATGGTGGGGCAAGCGCAACGGTTCGGATGTCGCTTTCCCCAGAAGGATACCTTGGCCTCGGGAGCGCGTTCACAACGCCACAGCAGATGCTCGACATCCGAGCAAATAACACCGGACTTGTTGGAGATTCCGCGTCAAACGTCATTCGGTTTACAGATGCGGATACCACAACCGCCGCCAATCAGCCGATGGGCAAAATCGAGTTTTACAGCCCAGACCTCGACAACGCCACAGTTGGCGCTTACATCCTGGGCTCTGCTGTTGGTACAGCAGGGGGCGGCACGATTCGATTCGGCGCTGCAGCCAACGCGGCAACTGCTGCCGAAGTCTGCCGAGTGGCCGATACCGGATTCACGATGACCAAGGACACTGCCGGACTTGGTTACGGGACAGGGACTGGCGGAGCGGTTACCCAAGCCACCAGCAGAACGAACGGCGTCACGCTAAACAAGACGAACGGCGCAATTACGCTGGCCTCTGCGGCGGGCACGGCGACTTGGCAGAGCTTCACTGTGACCAACAGCACGGTGGCTGCGACTGACGTTGTGGTACTCAGCCAGAAGAGTGGGACGGACCTGTACATGATGCACGTCACGGCGGTGGCTGCGGGTTCGTTTCGTATCTCGTTTGCTACAACCGGAGGCACGACGACAGAGCAGCCGGTGTTTAACTTTGCAGTCATTAAGGCGGTGGCCGCCTAATGCCCTCACAGAGACTTCCTTTCGGGGCTTGGCTGCCAGACGAAAGAAGTCTGGCTAGCCCCGGCTCCCTCACGGCCAAGAACGTGGTTCCCAATGGGGACTTGTTCCTGCCTTTCTATGGCCTTCAGACAACCTCTAACACATCCCTAAGCGCTTACGCTCGCGGAGCAATCAGCGTCACGGATACCGCAGGGAACGAATATACCTACGCGGGAGACGCGACAAAGCTCTACAGCCTTTCTGGGACGGGCTGGTCTGATATATCTAGGACCTCGGGCGCATACACGTCAGGCGCTCAGACTGTCTGGGACTTTGCCAAGTTCGGCGATAAGGTCATCGCGACCAACAGCGTTGATGAAGTCCAGATTATCACGATGGGCGGGACCAGCTTCAGCAATCTTACTGGAAGCCCGACTAAGGCTACGTCCATTGCGGTGGTTGGCGACTTCGTAGTTCTGGCGAATACGGACGACTCGGATACAACCGTTCGCTGGTCTGGGTTTGGGGATGAAACTGCATGGACGCCAAGCCCTACGACGCAATCAGACTACCAGCAGATAGCAGGGAATTACGGTTCCATTGTCCGCATCATTGGCGGAGACCGGGGAAGCGTATTCTTTGAGCGCGGCATTGTTCGGATGGAGCGCGAAGGACCTCCGACAACCTTCGGGTTTTATCCGTCAGAGCGTAAGCGCGGCGCGGTTTCCTTTGGCTCCGTGTGTGACGCCGGGAACGTCATGTTCTACATCTCCAGCGATGACATTTACATCTTTGATGGAGAGCAGTCGCAGAACCTTGGTTC